GCTTGAAATATTTTCACATATACAATATTTTCACGCTCTAATTTGTCAGCTAGTTTTTGTATCAATAATAATCTAGTAGTAGGAATTTTAAATACATAATTTATACCTTTTTTACAGTAATATTCAATAAGTGCACAACTAATTAAGGTAAGCAATTTTGCTATGCGTATATATACACAAAGAATGTCAAACATGTTTAGCTTAATAACTTAATAACTATTAAGTTATTAAGTTATTTTTTATATCTATTATTTATGTATTATTTATCCATTATTTATGTATTCATATTAATAATAAATTCTTTTAGATTATAAAACATCTTTTTAAACATTAATCCAATTAGATTGTTCATATAAATAGGTAAATCATCTGTAATTGTTAATTGAAAATCTATTGAAAACTTAACATTAATTAATTTATCATTATTAGTATTATTATTAGTATTAGTATTATTATCAGTATTAGTATTATTATCAATAAAACTTATATAGGTTTTTCCAAAATTAAAAATCATTGGTTCGTATTTTTCATTGTTTAAATTTATTGATTTCAAATAATTATCTATTAAATCTTTGTTGTCATATATTAAATCTTTATTATAAAAGGTTACGTTATTATTTAAGTTACTTAAATATTTTGTAGTTCTAAACAAGACATATTTTTGTTTTATCCCTATTTCTTTGGTGATTTGTTTCAATAAAATACATACGTCTGTTTCATGAACATTTATAGTATCAAAAATGTATATTTTTTCTATTAATTCACCATTTACTTTTTCAAGTAACCCATAGATAGCACTACTTAAAAGTGAATCTATATTTACTTTGCGAGTATTTAAATTATTTATTTCAAATTGTATATTATATGCTTTATTGTTGCTAGCCGGTATTTTTATTTCGTATAGTAATAGTTCTCCTTTATTACATATTAATCTTGGAATGAACTGATTTTCCTCACTATAATTCATTTATACTTATACTTATAATTATAATTATAACATATGTTTATAACATATTTTTATAACATATTTATTAATATAAAAAATATTAAAAAATAATCTATTAGTTCATTTGCGTTAAATTCTTTATTTAAAATAGGTTCTCTCAATAATTTAAATTCAAAAAAATGTTGGTATTTCTTCTCTCCTCGTAATGGAATAATACTTGTATACTGATTTAACAATTCGCAAAAATGTGACTTTAATAATAAACTATTATACTTATATTTTTGCTTATTTGTAACATTTATTCTATTTAGACTAGTTTTCTCGTTTGTATAAAATAAATTTTCTTTTGTCCTATATTTATTATATTTAATAAAATTATGTTGAATAAAATCAGCATGTCCATATATTTTAGAATTTAATGTTTTATTAATACCATTGATTGATATTAAATAAGCAGCAGTGCTTCCGCAAACAATATGTGTATTATATGTATCTTTTGTCGGAAAAAAAGCATCACTATGTAATTGTATAATATCCCACTTGCTATCTAGTAATTGAATTTCATATATAGCTTCATTAAGGCGCTCATAGAATTCCTCTTTATTGTATAATGGAAAGGCATCATCTTCCATTATAAGAAAAAACTGCGTTTGATTATTTTGTTTTTCACTAAAATTAGTCTTTATATGATTACAACATAATATATGACTTAATGAACAACCAATTGTAGATTTTGGTACAAAATTTTTAACATAACTCGAAATATATTGTTGATATTCAAGTTTTAAATGTTCATTTTTTAAGGCATTAACCCCGCTAAATCTCTCAACTTGTAAACCAATATTTAATAAATATGGTAATTGTTTATCATAATTAGTTTTATAATCATCTAAATTTATTACAAAAGCTTTTAAATTACTATAATCTAAATTTATTGAATATTTGTTATTCATTAGTAGTTCCTATTAATAAATAGTGTGTTTTTTTTATATAAATATTTTTTTTATATAAATATTTTTTTTATATAAATATTTTTTTTATATAAATATTTACCATGTATAATTAATAAACATATAATTGCGTACTTTTTGTAAATATTTTCCAATCAAGCTATAATTTGAATCTGTTGTTAAATTTATTATTAGAGAGATTCGTTCTCCTCCAGCTTCTTGTTTCGATACTTTATGTAACACGTTATCACCATTATATACAATTGCCTCTCCAATAGGTATTATAATTTTCTTTTCATTTTTAGATTTATCTTTAATAGTAAGATAACTTGTATTAAATTCGTTCAAATATAATGGGATTATTACTGTATATCTTTTTCCCAACGAAAAATTTGTATCAAAATGATAAGACATAAAATCATTTTCTTTATATAACTGTATAACAAATGCTAATGGGTCTATAATTGGATTAATAAAGACTAATTTTTTTTCGTTTACAATAGTTTTAATTTTATCCAAAAAATCATTATTGTAAAATTTTGTAATAAAGTTACTACAATTGTTGGAAATATCATTAAAATTTAAAACTTTACAACTAGAATTATTAAAATTTAATAATGGATCTTTAACAAAACCTTTTTCATCTATTAAATTCACTAAATATCCCGAATTACTTATATCAATAGGAAAATAAGTAATAACGTCATTATATTTAAAATAATTTAAGGAACCAATAATAATAAATACTAATAGTACTATAAAAAATATAATTTTTTTATAAATTATCATAAATTATTATTTTATAATAATGTCATAATTTTATGTTATTATTAACATAATTTATTATTTTATACTTATTTTATAGTTATTTTTAAATAATATAATTAACTAATTTAAAAAGAATAATATAATATATTTAATTATAATACGTTAGTGTTACTATGGTATTAATGTACACAATTGCTGTTATTAAAGATAGGACAACGATTTATAGGAAAGTGCCATATGATTGTTTATCTTATAAACAAAAATTACATAAAGGTATTCTTAAATTAAATATTAAAAGTCCAATTCTAACTATTGGAGATAAATTGAAAAATGGCGACTTAAAAATGGCGTAAATAAAATGGCATAAAATCTAGACTTCTAAAGTTGTAATTGTGTAATTAATTCAATTAATGATTTGGGTTTTGGAATTAATGGTTGTTGCTTAGTTTTTCTTTCTCTTAATTTATGTATAAACCATGTATGTGGATTATTCATTGTTGGGTCAATTTCTAAATTTAGTTTAATAATTTGCGACCTACAATAATTGCTACAGCATAAACAATCAAATCCAAAATATAAAGTGCAGGTTTCAGGTATTTGTTTATTACACAAATCGCAATTAAATATCATAGCGTTAGTGCTTTAGTTTTAAATATATTTATAAAATTATTTTAAATATATTTAATAATTTTTTTGTATTATTCAATATTTTATGCTTAAATATCTAAACTGACAATATTTTTGTCGCTCTTTTGCTTGCGCTTAGATTTTGTAGGAATTTTACCGCTCATTAAATCTTTTAAGTCTTCAACGCTAATAGTGCTTGCTTCGTTATTTTTATTTTCATTTACATCAATTTGTTTGGTCTTTAATCCGCTCAATAATGAGGCAATGTTTTGGTTAGATTGTGGCGCTAGTGACGGCCCCTTCATTTCCGGGCGCTTTATACGCTCTTCGTCATATGGATTGCCCTCATTATTGCCCAAACTAGAACCACGTGCTGCCATAATATCTGGACGATTTCCAATATTTTGCATTCGTTGGCTGCGGTCTGCTAATTTTGTTTCGATTGGAGGTGGCGGAGGTCCCGAATTTACATTTGGCGGCATAGAAGCTCCAAACCCGGGATTAGAGCCATTTCCATTATTAAATAGACCATTCATAAACCCACCTAGCCCCGGCTTTGTTTGACCCATTGTGTTAACAGCTGCTTGAGTAAATTGTTTCATTAATTCAGGATTTTGACGCATAATATCATCCATTCCAGGCATAGAAGATTTGAATAATGTATTTGACATATGAACCATCATAGCAGAACCACCTAATTGAAACAATAATTTCAATTCAGCAGACATTTTAGCTTTTGATTTATATTTTTCGTGTAATTCAGCAAAAATATCATCATATTCATCAATATTTTCATTTATTTGCTCACCCCAACCCTCTAATTTAATATCAAAAGGATCAAATTTTGTATTTAAAAATTCTAAACCAGTAATACAAGCCATCATCATTTTTCCTTGAAATTTAATAGCATTAGTTCTCTCTTTTTCAGCAATAATAGTTTCATATTCACCAATCATTTCATTTAAATTGGAGTCCATATTGTAGCGTTTACTTAATGAAACACCTTTCTTTTCTAAATCATCAAGCTTTCGTAAATATGTGAATTTTGCTTTTAATTCTTCCTCTTTTGTTAATTCGGGTTTTTGCTGTGTTTTATCTAGATTAACAGGAATATTGTTAAATTTACCAAAACCATCCCATGTTTTATTTTCATTCATATTTGCGGTAGACTTTCCAAGGTTTATATTATCGGAGTCATTATTTTTTGTAACAGGCTTAATATTTGCACCGTCATTTTTTGAACCACCAAATAAATCACCGAATATAGATTTTTTTTGAGAACTTCCAGACTCTTGCTTGTATTTAATTTCTTTATTTGTATTTGTGGCACTATTATCAGAGTCAATATTTATTTTGTTCATATCATTATTTTGTGTGCTTACTGAAGCAGAGTTTGTATTTTCAGAAAGTTCATTTAATTCATTTTCTAAGTTTGTAATATCTTCAATATCAATAGAAGAGGAGAATTTTTTATCACCTTTATTTTTTTCATTCATTAATAATTCTATACCGCCTCCAAAATTTGCTGATCTTCTTGTTGAACTAAGTTCTTCGTTTCTTTCATCATCATAAGGTTCACTAATTTTAAATTCAGGTAATTTAATATCTTCTATAGTTAAAAAATCAGGCTCTATTTCAACAATATTCATGTAATCTATTATGTTTTAAATAGAAGATTAATATTTAAATACTCCGCATTATATATTATATAATTTTTTTTATATTTTATATTTTATATTTTATAATATATAGTAACATAATTATGTTGTATTTGATTTATTATCTAAATAATAAATTCCTTGAAGTAAACAATCAGCCAAATCATCCTTTTTTGAATGTTTGACAAAGTAATCAAGGTCAGTTAACATATTTTTATTTTCCAATAATTGTTTGGTATAATAAATACTTAGTTTTTTTCTCTCGTTATATGAAATTTTTTTATCTTTGTCCCTATCTTTGTCTTTGTCTTTGTCTTTGTCTTTGTCTTTGTCTTTATCTTTATCTTTGTTTAAAAAAGCTTTTAATTTATTTGTAGCAGAAATAAAGATTATGTTATGATTATTACAGTCAATGAAATATTGTGAAACCATACCTTGTATAGACTTCATTCTATTAGCAATAGGACTAATTTGATTTTCAATTATAATTTGGTCTATAGACATAAGATCATAACTATTAAATAGCTCATTTAGTTCATTTTTAAGACTTATTCCCAAATCAATAAGATTTACATTATTAGCATTTATATTCTCAATAGCCTCGAAACAGGTAGTATTCATATAGTCTTCCAAAATTTTTATTAAGCCAGACTTATTTATAGGTTTTTCTAGTTTTAAATCATATTTTTCAATCAATGTTGAGAGATTTGCTACAGATTGCTTATGTAAAGTTTTTATGTTACATATTGGCAAACAATATTCGGTTTTTTTGGTGTGATTTTTACAATAAAAATTATCATTTTTATGAAAATTAGCCTGTTTAGAGCAAGTATTATTAGAACAAGGAACGAACTTATTACATAGGTTTATAACATCCCATTTTACTATTTTAAAGTCTTGTTGCCCATTTACAATGCTATTTTTATCCAAATTAACAACTTCTAAAATAACATATGCCAAATTTTTAATACCAATATCAATACTTAAAATTTTCATAGTGTTAATATATAGTTATTATATAGTTAGTATATTAATATACTTATTATATTAATATAAATTAGTTGTGATTAGGTTAAAACAAAATATACTAATATAATTTGTTGCTAATGCTTTATATTCTTTTCTTATATATATTAGCGTATAGCAGCAATACATATAGAATATTGTATTCTATTTAAATAATATATAAATATACCATATACGAAAGGAAAAATATATAACATTGTTACATAACCCGGACTTTTCATAAATATACCAGATATCAAACCACCAAAACTAAATAGAGATAATAATATTCCACATATTCCAAGAATATAAAATAACATACAATAATCTTTGCCTAAAGGCGCCATCAACCTATCTAAAAATTTCATTTTATAATAATAATATAATAATAAAGTAATAATAATAAAGTAGTAATAATAATAATAATATAGTAATAATAGGCACTATATTATTATAAATAATTAAAATGTTATTTATAATGAAATAATTATTAGCGTAATGATACAATACATATTGAATAATATAGTCTTGATATATAATACATTAGTACATAACTAATTAAACTCATAACATATGCTCCCATAGCATAGCCGGATTTCTTTTGAAAAAATCCAAGAACAAACCCAATAGCAGCAAATGCGGCAAAAAGTAAACTTAGTAATCCTAAATAATAGAAAAACATACAATGATTTTTACCTAGCGGAGACATCCAATTATCAAAAATTGACATTTTATAATTATAATATAATAAAATATTTTATAATTAAAAATCAAATATATATAAAATCAAATATATAAAAATCAAATATATAAATTAATTATTCTTTATAATATATTTTGTAACGTGTTTTTGAGAGTCTAATAGTTGTCTAGACAAATATAACTCTTTTAAATCGCTTGTTTCATAACCATATGGTCTTATATTAGACACAGCACTATTAAATATATATGGAGTATGCTTATTTATCTCTAAATTTGTTTTACTGTAATATGGACATACACTGCACTCATTACAAGAATTTAACTGATTATTACTTATAATAGATGCGCCATTAATTTGTAAATAATGTCTATAGTCAGTATTATTTTTAATATTATTATTTCTTTTAAGCATTTCATCGTTTAATACTGACGAATAATAGTCACTAAATAATCTAGAATCGTCCATTAAAGGAGGATAATCCATATTTATATTATTTGAACCCTTAGCACACGAACCATAATTCATATTATTATTATTATATATAATTAAAATTATTATTATTATATATAATTTTAATTATTAATTTATTAGAGTAAATAAATAAATTATTTCATTAAGCATTTTGTAAAATTTTTATTAAATCAGCTTTTTTCATTTTCTGTGCTGATTCATTATCTATTAAATTTCTTGTAACTGCTATTGTTTTTAAATCATCTACTTTCATTTTTGAATAATTTTTCTTAGTAACTCCATTATCAACCACTTCAACTGCTTCTGTATTAGTATTTTCTAAATTTATAATTTTTGAATTAGTATTTAAATCAATATTAAACGTATCTAAATTTACCGGCAAATTTTTAATGAATGTTTCGTCATCATCATTATTTGAAAAAAAAGGTTTACTTAGATTAATTTCTTCAAAATCTCCTAAATCTTTAATATTTTTTTCCAATTCTTTCTTAGAAATAGTTAATACTTTAGCTATACTCTCATCTTTGTCCTCCTCTTCGTTGTCTTCATCATCTTTGTCTTCTTCATCATTATCATCGTCATCATTATCAGCATCGTCATTATCAGCATCATCGTCATCATCGTCATCACCATCATCATCATCGTCATCATCATCATCGTCATCATTATCATCGTCGTCGTCGTCGTCGTCATCATCATCATCATCATCGTCATCATCATCATCATCATCATCTTGTTTTGTAGAATTTACTTTGTATATAGTGTCGTTACCTGATTCAAGAGTTGCTTTTTTAGATTTTTTTTTTGTATTTGCTATACATTCATTTTCAGAACACTCATTTTCAGAACATTCATTTTCAGAATACTCATTTTCAGATACATATATTTTATCACCTAAATTAATTTTCTTAATTTGTTCAACCCCCTCTTTTTCAAATTTTGTTTTACTATATAAAGCATTCATACTTTGCATTTGAATATTATAATTTAAAATAAAACTTTGTAATATTTTTCCATGCTCAATCATGCTTCGTTCTAATAAATTAAATCTACGATAGCAATATAACATAATTGAACCAGATAATAATAAAATAATACCAAATGTTAACAGAAAACTAGAACCTACGAATTTAAATAAGATTGACATTATTATTATTATTTAACTATATTATTTTAAGTATTGTTTAACGAATAATTATTAATTTATTTATTTCATATTTGTAATAATATTATCAGGATATTCTAAATCTTTGAGAACTTTTAAAGCCCCTTTAACCTTAGAAATACCTTTCTTAATTTTATAAGTATACTCAAAATCATCATTATTGGGATTTTTCTTAACTTTCATATAAAAATTATTGTTTTCTTTAGTTAATTTTTTACACAATTTATTATAATGTGTAGTTAGCATATAGTCTATATTATTCAATTTATTTAAATAATTTAAGTAACCATAAGCACTACTTACTGCTTCATCTGGATTTGTACCACTATAAAGCTCATCAAATACACAGAAATGATTCTTGTCTTTATTATTCTCAATAAGGCTTAAAATATTTTTACATTGTCGCGCTTCCGCTTGATATAAACTATCACGCCCTCCTGTATCAGGAATATTAATATAACAATGAATATAGTCATACACTTTAATTGAAGCACCGTCAAAAAACCCACATCCTATTTGTTGACACAATATAATGTTAAATAAAGTCGATTTTAATAATGTTGTTTTCCCCGAGGCATTTGGTCCTGTAATAATAATATTTTTATCTAATTTATACGAGTTCTTAACAATTTTATGACCAGGCTTTTCAATATTATCAATATTGTTTAAATTAGCAAAATAAGAGTTGTCAAAATATGTAGGTTTATCACTGTTGTAACTACAATAGCTCATAACTTTATTACTAATATAATTTTGTATAGATTCAATATTTTTTATATAACCATTAAAACCAAAAGAGAAATATAAGCTACTAATAAAATTTTCATTTTTATTTAAATAATAAAAACACTTCATCATTTGACCAAGCTCTACCATTATACTCATCTTTAAAGAATATGGACTTAATTTTTTTAACTCACGCAAATAAGAATTAAAAATTGCTACATTAGCAACAATATGTTGATTAAATAGTTTATAATGGACTAAATTTTTTGTAAAACTTAAAAAATGTTCATATTTCTTCAAAGTATCCGAAATATATAATTTTAAATCTTGTAAAGTATTGCTAATATATTTAATATTATAAAAATATTTGATACACCCATTTATATTCAAATATAATTGAAAAATATAAAACCCAAAACTAAAAAATACATATATCTTATTTGATATATTTGTTTCACTTAAAGAACTAAATAATTTACCAATAATATGATTTGAAAAAACAGTCTTTAAATGATTTAAATATAATGCAAATGTAACATTATGACCTTGTAGTTTAATTATAAAAAATGGCAATAATAAAAATAAAATGGGAACTGCTAAAGATATAATAGGCGTTGAAAGATTATAAACACTTAGCGCTTGTAAAACAATGCTATTATTATTAAATTTATTTAAATATGGGATATCAATATATTGATAATTGTTTATAAACCCATTATCATATATAATTTTCTCACAATTAGTATAAACGGCACTATCTTTAGTTACTATTGGATTATCAATAAATTCAACTTTTTTTAATGGACTATAATTTGTTATTAATTCTTGAGTTTCTAGTAAAAATTCCTTATTGTTTGTATAATATTTACTCCATTTATTTATAACATTTTTCTCAAAAATAGTCTTTGGACCGAAAACATGATAATATAAATTATAATTAGCGGAATTATCTAATAAAGTAGTGCTATTGCTATTGCTATTAGTAGCAATTTCATTCATTGAATTAGCCTTTAATAATTCTAAATCACTAATAATATTATTATTTAAGACAAATAATGCATTTTTGTCTAAATATTCAATAGGTAACTTGAATGCATCTATAAATTTTTCTTTAGTATTATATTCGGCTTTTTCATAGAAATTTATTATTGAGCTAATTAGTTCCATAATATATTTATAAAATAACAAATACTTTATAAATATTAATATAACGAAAATAATTAAAAGAATAACATTAAATTTTAATATTATTAACACTATTAATGATTATTTATGATATATCATTCATTGCTAGTTATTATAAATCTATAGAGCATGAAAAAATAGATAGTGCTATTCAAACATTATTAAATGATGTATTAGACCATATTAATAATGATACATTATTAAATAATATTGAATCAGATAATGATAACAAATTTAAAAAGAAAAATAAGTTTAGAAAATATGATAGCAACAATAATAGCAATAACAGCAATAGCAACAATAGCATTAGCAACAATAGCATTAGCAACAATAATAGTAATAGCAACAATAACAGCAATAGCAACAATAACAGCAATAGCTCTAATGTATCAAAAGACAACTTTATTTTAAGCAGAACAATTAAAAATACTTATATTAGCACTAAAAAAAAAAGTACACAAGATAAGAGCAAGTTTGATGCTATTAAAAGTAATATTAAAATAATATTAAATAAATTATCACCCGCTAATTATAGTAAATTAGAAACCGAATTTTTAAATATTTACAATGAGTTAATAGAAGAGGATAATAGTGAAGAAAACATAATTATTGATAATTATATTATAGAGCATATATGTTATAATAATTTATCTTATAGCACTATATATGTTAATATACTTTTTACATTAATTGCTAATTATTATGCTAAAGATTATAAAATTGAAAATATATATATATATAACTTGCTTAAAGAAAAATACAATGAGCTTTTAAAAATAGAGCACACTATTAAAAATAACACAGAAGACGATGAATATACTATTAATAAAAATAATGATAAATACAAATGCTTCATTATTTTTATAATAAATTTTAATAAAAAAATTTATTATTATGAATTAGAAAATATTGAAAAAAATGCCTATGTTAAACAATTATTTATTAATTGTTACATAATTGAAGAGTTTGTAACTTTATTTAATAATTTTTTTATCAATAATTTAAAAATAGAAAAAAATAATAGCTATTGCGAAATTATACTTGAGTTTGTAATCATTGTCTACAATGAATTATTTAAAGAGCCAATTATAATGAAAAAAATAGATCATTCTTTAAATTTATATAATACTATTAAAACACTAGTATCAAATGAATGCGGGTATGCTAATTTTACAAATAAGATTAAATTTAAATTAATGGATATTGAAGATAAGTACAAAAAATATATATTATAAAAAAAATGTTATAAAAATATGTTATAAAAATATATAATATATATAATGATTAATTCAAGCATTAAAAAAGACGTACAATATATTGTAACAAACAACATAGACAAATCAGATTTAGATAAGGAGGCATTTGTATATAATGCAAAAATATATAATAAGCATATTAAATTTGTGTTGGGTGCTCCTAAATTTGATTATTTAAGCAGCAAAATTTTATATTTTAACATTTATTTAGTAAATAATAGTTCAATAGTATCTAAAATAGGTATATATGAAACTAATAATATTGACTATACTTCTTTGTTAGATCATAATGGGGATATTAATTTAAATAAAATGGCAGAACCAATTATGTTTCCGTTTTCTAAATCATTAATTATGAATAATTATGAATTGATAGATGATTTTGAAACACGGTCTAATGCAGCGAGCGAAACAAGTGAGGGTGATACTTCTAATGAAAGCATTAGCTCAAATGATATAGATGATAGTAATAGTCATGCTAGTGAAAGCCAGGATAGTCAAGTGTCCAATAAGTTAAATACTAATTATAACTTAATGACTTTAATTAGCCAAAGTAAAGAAGAAAGTGATTATGAAATTGCTAATTATGAAGAAGACCCTAAAGATGAGTGGGTTAATAAATATTTAAGAAGTAATAAATACGAAATCGTCGATAATGAAGGAGCTGGAGATTGTTTTTTTGCAGTTTTACGCGATGCTTTGAAAACCGTTAAAATAGAAACGTCTGTAAAAGCTATTCGAGAAAAATTAGCAAATGAAGTTGACCAAAATGTTTTTCAAACTTATAAAGAGTTATTTGATATGTATTATACTAATATGAAAACAACACAAGAACAACTGAAAACAGTAAAAAATAAGCATAACACTTTAAAAAAAATGATTAATGGAACAAGTGATGGCCCTGATAAAATGAAATTAATTCAAGACGCAAAAGACAATTTTAATACATTTACCTCTATAAGCACTAAAGGCAAAGAATTAGAAAATTTAGCGCAAGAGTTTCAATTTATGAAAGATGTTAACAGTGTTGATGACCTTAAGAAAGTAATCATGGAAGTTGGTGGGCGATTTTGGGCAGATAATTGGGCGCTAAGTTCATTGGAACGAATATACAATGTAAAATTCATAATATTATCTCAATCCAATTTTGTTGAAGGCGAAAAAGAGAACATTTTACAATGTACTAGTCCCGATATAAAATTAGAAGAACGAGGATTATTTGAACCATCATATTACATAATAGCTGATTATTTTCAAAATAATCACTATAAACTAATTACTTATGACAAAAATGTAAAGCGAGGGGCTCTTACATTTAGCGAAATTCCTTATAAAATTAAAGAATTGATTTTAGAGAAGTGTATGGAAAAAAATGCTGGACTATATGTATTAATCCCCGATTTTAAACTGTTTGCAAATAAAAATGGAGTAGAAACAGTTAGCATTAGTAAAAAGAGTAGTTACGATACATTAGTTGATACCAAAAAGCCTAAATCACAGGATTATGATGACGCAATTATTATTCAAATATATAATAAATCAAAACACGCAAAAGTAGGTGAAGGTTCTGGTGAAACAATTAAACCAGAATTAAAGATCTCTAAAAATGTTCTTGAATTAAATAATAAGAAAAAATATCCTGAATGGCGCAAAAAATTAGATAACGAATTTTCTGTAACAAATTTGAATATAGATGGAACTAATTGGACAAGTGTGAAACATTATATGTTAGGTAGCCGATTTAATGGTTTAATCGAAATATATAGTATGTTTAAAAAAGATGGAACATACGGTTCTAATATAGAAGAAGCTCAAAAATTTTATGATAGTCAACTTGCCAAAAAATCTATAAAATCAACACTAACAAATGAGGAAGAATTTAAAAAGAATGAACCTGTATTATTAGAAAAGGCGCTATATGCAAAATTTACACAAAATGATGATTTACGCGAGTTACTATTATTAACAGGAAATGCATTAATCAATATTTTTAAACAAGGTAAAGGAGCTTTTCCATTTATTGAATTAATGAAAGTTCGCAAATTAATAACTAAATAATAGCAATTAAATGTTTATAATTAAGTACAAATTTATTATAAATAATAATTATATAATTATAAAATAAAATAATAATAAAAATAATGAATAATAAAAAAAAAAAAAAAAATAAAAAAAAAAAAAAAAAAAAAAAAAAAAAAAAAAAAAAAAAAAAAAAAAAAAAAAAAAAAAAAAAAA